ATCTAATACAAGTTTAAAGAAAGGAATGTTAGTAGGAAAAAGACCTGTCAATAGTTTTGCAGCAAGGCTATTAACACCTGCTGCACCAATAGATTGATAAGGTGTTTTAATTTTACTTCTTCTTGCACCACTACCACCTGAAGTTTCAGGTATAAGATATGGCAGGGTTAATTTACTAGACTCTTGACCTTCCCTAAGATACGTTGATCTTTCTTGTGCTAGTTGTTCATACAACCCTGCTGCTGTAACAGCCGAAGAAGAATATTCCATATGTTAAACAGGTGTCCTTAAGTTACCAGATTCGGTTTGTGTATTAGTTAGTAAAGGTATTCTCAAAGAAGCAGTACCCCTTCTAGCTGCTGATCTTGCAGTTGTAGTTGCAGCCCTTCTTCCTTTCTTGGCAATGTCTTTTCTCTGTGTACCTGTAACAACTTGTTCAGCAGTCTTCTCTGCTTTAGGTGCTACTGGTTCTGGATCAGGTAGTGGGGGTGGAGGTGGAGGACTTCTAAAACACATGGTTAACCATACGTAGATTTATTATTCATTCTAGCTGTTGCTAGATCTTTTGTATTTCTTGTAAGTAAAGATGTCGTTCTATCTAAGTTTGTATTTACAGTCGAGTTCCCTGATGTTTCTTTTTTCTTTCTCATCATTCTTAACTTCTCTGTAGCTTTTGCTGTATTCTTTGGTTTATCTACACCTGTCTGTTCTCCTGTAACAACAGGAGGTGCATCTTCAAACTCAGGTTTTTTAGGAGCAGGTGCAGCTTTAGCACCACCGAAGAAACACATAATTAAATACCTTTGGTTGTGTTGTCTAACATAGTTTGACGTTGCCTTTTTTGCTGTTCAATAAGATAGTCAACAACACTACGTTGTCCTGCTCTATACCATATCTCCCTATCAGATAATGACAAGTCAGGGTGTCGTTGTGGGTACAGATTATCTAGACCCTGTATAAGGTCATCAGTTATTACAGGTAATAAGTTACTTGCCATAGTTTCATGCTACCATTAAATCAATGGGAGTGGTTACCCATTGGTAAAGCGTAGAGAACCCCTAAGACAAGTGACTCGTCTTGGGGGTTTTCTCATGGATTCCAAAGTTTTACTTCACCTGTATTATAATCGTAATCTCCTTCTCGTAATATTCTAGTAAGTCTTGCATTAAGAATTGCATCAGCAATACTGTAACCTTTCTTTGTATATGTTTCCTGTACCTTAGACCATAGTGCATCTTGTGTATCAGGAGTTTCGGCTAATAATTTTGTAGCACTTACCATACCTAAACCTTTCACTCCTACTATTCCATCTGTACTATCTCCTGCTATAGACATTTCAAACCAATGTCTGTTTGCTTTCTTTTCTGTAATATGTTCTACCTCTTCAGTAGCTATCAGCTTACAAGGTATAGTTCTCATGTCCTTATCGACTGATACTATTATTGGATTTTTATATTGTCCATTGGTAGCTAGTAATCCAAGTACGTCATCTCCTTCTAAGTTTGGATAGGATACACAGTCATATATTTTGTTACAGTTATTAATTACTGATCTCAAAGCTAATGGTTTTCTTTTAGATATTCTATGTATTTTGTATTCAGGAAATATCTCATGCCTGAATGTTGGATAAGAAGTAAAGCACATAACCACATCATGCTTGTCTTCTGCTATCTGTTTATATACTTCTAACCTGCTTTCAATCAGGTTCATTATATCTCTTTCATCAGAGTGAAGAGTATGTTGCCAATCATTCCATCTTGTATCTATTTCACAAGCACAACAGGAAGAATAGATTAGCCAGTCAGCATCAATTAATAAAGTCATAGTTTTGCAAAATCATTTTCATATACAATTAATCGACCTGTCTTTTGGTCGTATAATAATTTATCTACTTCTCCTGTCATTCCAGTATGTCTAGACTTAAGTACCTTTAGCTGTAATCGCTGTCTCTCACTAGCATCTCCTGTCTGGTTTCTGGAAGCACTCAGTACAACATCACTTAGTTGTAGTAGTGAATGAGATCCCCTCAAGTCAGAGGTGTCAACCTCCCTGCCCGACTCATGTGATTGTCCTTGTGGTCTGCGTAGGTGGCTGACCAATACAAGAGCTATACCTGTGGCTTCACATAAACTTCTTAGCTTGGTCATTATTATATCTATTGCCTTACGTTCATTGTCTAACTCAAGACCAGATAAAACTATACTGATGTGATCAAGGATTACTACCTGCACTCCATCTACTGTTGCTAAGTATCTGATCTGTTCAAGCAGTACATCAGGTTCAAGACTACCGAAGTGATTGTATAAAAACAAATTACGACTTGAAGTAAGTTTATCAAAGGCAGTCTTTAAGGCAGCTTCATCTATGCCATCTTCAGTTAGATGTAAAGGAACATTCAAGTCAATGCCTACCAAACCTTGAAGTGTTCTTTGTACTGATTCTTCTAGTCCTATATAACCAACCTTTAATCCTCTCTTCAAAAAGTGATGGCAAAATTCTCTACAGATTGTGGACTTACCTGCCCCACTTGCGGAAGCTACTGTAAATAATTGGCTAGGAAATAATCCTTTTGTAAAATCATTTAGTTTAGGAAAAGGAAAATCTGTTACAGCTTTACTTGTTTCTTTAGTAAATAAATCCCAAGCATCAGCAGCATTGATTAAACAATCAGGTCTTACTGGTCTAGCTTTCCATAATCTTTCTTGTACTAAATCTCCTTCACCTTCTACAAGATGATCGTTAACATCATTACGATCTAGTCTTGCTATTGCAACCTTACCTTTGGGTAAAATTTCCATACACTTCTCTGCTGCTTTATTCCCTGCATCATCGTTATCAAAGCAAAGAACTATACGACAATAAGTATCTAACCATTTGTAGTTGGCTGCTAAATACTTAGCTGCTGACTGTACTCCTGAAGGTATTGATACACAGGGAAACTTGTTACCTTGTATTTGAGATCCACTCATGCAATCAATCTCACCTTCAAAGCAGCTTACAAATACAGATCCATTGCTGCCATGTTGTCGCCATAAGTGTTGACCCCATAGCTGCACGTTAGATATGTCTCCTATCCAAACAAACTTCTTGTCTTGAAATCGTACGTGTTGTGCTACATCTCTACCTTGTTGGTCTTTATAAGTAGCAACTTGAACAGGCTGTCCTCTATATTCTGCCTGTCCATAACCAAATAGTTCGCAAGTCTGTTTGGTGATTCCACGTTTGGCTAAAGGTATAGGTGTTACCTTCAATAGTTTTGGATTTCTTTTCTTTAATGGAATGATGTTACTCACTTTCTTTTCTTTGCTTTTGTTTGGGTAGTAGGTGTATTCGCAATCCATAGTGAAGCAATGTTCATGCCCATCATCAAAGACTGCACAGTTTTTTTTGCCACACTCAGGGCAAATCTTTTTATTCTTGTATTGACTCTTCATCTAAGTTACATTTGTGTTCTTGTAAATTAACTTCAACCCAAGTCATGCCATTAAAAACTCTCCACATTTTATTAACTGGGTCAAAAAAAGTATCACCTGCTTTAGGGTTATCAGGTTGTGGGTAAGTCATACCATTCAGTAGGAATTGTTTTATCGCAGTAGAGAAACCCATGCCTATCGCACCATGCACCATAGGTAAGGCTTCTCTTTGCTTTGCTTAATCGTGTCTTGCTATTTTGAAAACAAAACCTGATGTCTAGTTCGGGTCTTGTCTCCTTAATAACAAGATGCTTTCTGCGGTCTTCAGTCGAAAAATATCCTTTCGTTTCAACAATAAAATTGTTGAGGATAAAGTCAGGCTTGTAGCTGTAGCTAATTGTGTAGTCAATGCTGATAGTTTCATAAGTAAATACTATTTTCTTTTTGTGTAAACTGTCGGCAAAAGCAGCTTCAAACTTGCTTTTGTATTTAGAAGTCGGCTGCTGTTGCAGTCGCTTTCTCTTCGTAGGTCGTTGGTTCTGCTGTCTCGAAGTCACTTGCTCCACCTCCACCTGTAAAGGGAACTATATTTCTAAAGCAGATACTTAATGGCATACATCTAATACCCACACCATTACCACCTGCGTTATATCCAGAAGCTAAGAAAGATACTTGTCCTTCTGTATCTGGATTTATCTTCTCCATCTGTAATCTTTCATCTTCATTCATAAGAACTACTTGACCGCTTTGTTCTTCAGTCTTATAAAAAGAAACAGGTGTATTGATACCCTTCATGCCTTTATAATTTTTCTTTAGTCTGATAACTAAATCACTTTCCTCGAATGACCAAGGGAAAGATGGTTGTCCTGTCTTTGAACTCTTAGTTAAACTAAAAGATCTATCAGGAAAAGCAGCTTTCAGTTGACCCTTCCATATCTCTAGTAATCCTTCTAGTTCCTCAATGATATAAGCGGTAGCTTCTACCATCTTGCCTTCCTTGTTCTTCATCATTGACCCTACTGGTATCAATGCTTCTGTCTTCCACTTCTGTTCACCCATGTACTCATCAGGTGTTACTAAATAAGAGTAACGAAAGCGAGTTCCTACTGGGGTGACTAACTTAATAGTCTCCGATTTAATGTTGTCCATTTTTTACCTTGGTAATTAACTGGTTAGTTCGTCTAATTTAGACGTTCATTTATTGTACCTTAGTTTTTTATTAAGTAAATATATATGGTGCAGTCAACACCTCTGTAATATCAAAGTCTCCCATACGTAATGCAGGTGGTAAACCTTTGCTATCACTAAGTTGTTGTGCTACTTGATGATGTAAGTTGTCTAAATTATTGTCACTATATATGTAGAAAAATGTCTGCTTCACACATTCAATTAGTCTTTCAAGATCAGCAGCAGGGCTACCAAAGCAATCATGGATTATACAAAACTGTTCAAGACCTACCTTGTTTGCTTCAACTAAAGTTAACTGAAGGTGGGCAGCATCAAAGCTATGTATATAATTACTTGGGAAACCTTGAGCCTGTTTTCTTTTATCAACCTGTAGTGTAGGTTCAGCTAAGTTTAATCTCATACTTGAGTTACTTAACTTGGTTCTTATTATCTTGCTGTTGTTAACGTAATACTTTTGTTGTACTAAAAAACCAGAAGGTGTATGCCATGAAATAGTTTTGTTTTCTTTGTTAAAACATACAGCTATCTTTGATAAGTACTTAAGTAACTTGATACTTTCAGGACTTATCATACTAACAGCAGTCTCAATAATTGTTGCAAGATAAAAGTTGTTCTTAAAATTTTTTGCCATAGAAATATTTTCATTTACAAAGTATCTTTCTACATGATTTGCTATACCAAAAGTTGTTGAGTTATAAGGTATCATCAAGACTGGTTTCTTTATAAACTTTCTAGTCATTTTGTTTCTATGCTCATACCAAAGTTGACCTTGAATTGAAGTGTCATTCTTTAGTAGTATCAATACTTTTGCTAAGACTTCTTTATATAAATCCTGTGGTTGTTTGTTGTATTGTAGATTAACTTTACCTGCTAGTTCCTTACAAGATACCAGTCCTGCTATATGTTGGTAGCCATTGTTAGTACCATCAAGACAACAACAGAATCTTGAGATAAAACCATTGTTCATACCTACCTGCATAAAGTCATGCCACTCTTTACACCATGCAAGAAACTGAAATGGGTCAGTAGCATTACCCCACAAATCAAGGTTCTCTATAGGATCAAGTGCTACTTGTTCTGCGTAGTCCTGACCTTCTATGTATGCCCACTCTAATCTCTCTTCATAGCTACACTTGCTCATGCCAAAAGCATTTGCTCCTGCTATGGCTAACCAGTCAAGTTGTCTCTTGGTCTTAATCTCTCCACCTTTATAGAACTGGTGTAATCCTCTAGCTATATCAGTACCTTGTGGGTGAAAGTGTGCAGTTACAGGATAAAACCTAGAAGTAAAATCCATTTGATAAACATGATAAAATTTTTCTCCTAGAAATTTTTTTGCGGTATCAATGATTGATAATATCTGATACCTTTTGACTTTGTTTTTGTGGTTAGTATCATGTGTAAGACCTGCGTGGTATCGCCATGTCTTTGTCTTGTCCTTATCATTCCAGTCATCAGGTTTAGGTGGTAGCTCTAATGGTTCTTTATTTATCAACCCCCCTACTTCTATACCTTCTTCCCAACAATATACAAGAGTATCAAACACAAATTTATTTACCCCCCACGCTGTATGTGACGCAAGGTTTAGAGCCTTTAGACATACTGTTAAGTTTTCTTCTTGTAACTTTCTTAATGTCTTTGGATTAGAAGTCTTGATAGCATTTGTTCTAAGTCTCTCGGTGTAGAAACCTCCATCAGATAGTGTTGTATATGGCTTGGGTTTGTCATAGCAAGGAAGATACTGTGGATATGCAGCTATCCTATTAGCTCGCCCCTTTTGTATCCACTTCATAGCCACTTCAGTAAAGACTAAGCAAGATAATAAACTCTTACCTACTCTCTTGTTAATCATCTTAACCATGCCTACATTTACCATTACTAGATCAATAAGAACTAGACCTATTTTTAACTTGTCTTCCTTCTTCCAAGTCTCAAAGTCTATACCCTTCTTAGTCATGTGTGATCTAACCATATTCTTTTTGTAGCCAGTATGGTTTGTATCTCTGGTATGTCTCTTGATGTTCTTAAAGTACTTGGGGTCTAGCTGTTCAAAGATTGTATAACGCATCTCATCTTCCAACATTTGACCTATGTTTATAGCGATTGTTGTTGTTGGTTTTTCAAGTGATGTATTATCTATGATTACTTTGAAAGCAATAAAAGATACCACGTCAAGGTCAGGGAACTGAGCTACATACTTTGCAGCTACAGCCCTGACTCCTGCCTGTCCTGTCATTGATTGTTCAACGTATAACTTCAATGCTTTTGTAAGGGCATCAAGTCCTGCTTCAATCATGTTTCTAGCGTATGGTGTTTCAGACTCCCTTCCCTTCTCTCTTAGTTTGTTATTCCTAGATAGCTTATTGTATCCTGAGATGCTGAAGATACTTTGCTCTAACTCTAGTTGTTTCTTACTTGGTTCTGTCATTGTAAGTAAGGTTTCAGTTGGTCTTTATACTTTCTAATTACCTCAAGTCTTACCTCTTCTGGTATGGTTACATACTCTTCGATAGGATTAAAGATCATATCTATTGTTGTCATTTGTCCAATCGCAGCACCATTATCTTGTACCCATACAACATTAACTAATGGTTTTTCTGTTGCCATCTTTGATTCTTTATTTGTGTACCAAGTTTCTTCTTTAAAAAAGAAATTAGTTGGCATAATTTCTATATGTACTTCCATCAGTTCAACACCTCCACTACTTGATGCATAGAGTCAGGTGCTAGATGAGAATACTTCTCTGTCATTTGTATGTCTTCATGTCCTAGCCAGTCTCTAATAATTAGTATCTGTACTCCTGCTTGAGCAAGTCTTGAACCACAGGTATCTCTAAACAAATGTATCCTGTACCACTTGTGTTTACCATAGCCTAGTTCTGACTTGGCCTTTTGGAATATAGTATTAGCCCATGTGTAATCGTGATCGAACAGTAGGTCTAAGGTATTACACTTGTCATAGTAAGGCTTGATGATAGACCTGACAGCAGTAGTCATAGGTACTGTATTAGGTCTTCCATTCTTCCTGTACTGGAATGTAATTTGATTCTTGTCGAAGTCAACAAATCTTTTTTCAAGTGTCAGTAGTTCCATAACCCTGCAACCTATATCAATCAAACACTTGAATACATCTCTATGTTCGTGGTGATTAAAGCAAGTCAGGTAAGACATGAGTTCTCTTTCCATGTCAGCAGTCAGGTAGTGTACCTTCTTGTTTTTCTTGACACGTCTAGGTTTAGGAAACTCAGGTATAGTTATATACCCATCATCTCTACAGTCTTCTAACACTAGCTTAAGATGACCCATCTTCTTGTTAACTACTTCATTACAGTTAGGTCGTGACTTGTTGTGGTCATTCATTTTGTTAATGAGACTGGTAGTAATTTTGTTTACTGGTATGTCTCCTAACGCTTGAACATTATGTCTCATGCTAGTAAGAAAATCTTTAGCTGATACATCTCCGTTCTTTCTCCTGCGATAAGTTTTGTTCGCAGCTTCCTTGAGTGTTGGTACTTT